GGGGCGAATTTCTTCAATGGCACAATAGTGCCATCGAACAACTCAACCTCGGTGGATCGGGTCGCCAGTAATGCACGATACAGAGGGGCAGGGAAGATCTTCCTTGCCAAAGCGAGGGATACGCAATCAGACGCGGAGGACAGATCTAATGTGTCCATGCGTCCATAAAGCGATCCGTAACGTGCGGCCTCGGAATTGAACGATTGATCGTTAATTCTGATGAACCGCCTGTAGGGGCTCGCGGAGATACAATTCTCGAGCGAGCGTCGCAGACTCTGCTGGGCCCACTGCAAACCGGGTGGCTCCATACATATTGTACGTAGGGAAAACAAATCCTTAGGCACAAAGTGTAGGCGAGCACGGCGAGTAGTGGGACTATCATTGAGTGGCCAGGTGCGAGACGCATCTGGAAGCACATCAAAGATAGAGTACCCATCACTGCAAAAGAAGTCCTGCAAGGAGATGTCGTACTCCAAATGCAGGTGCTTTTGCATAGGTGAATGCACACCCCTCTCTGCGACACGCCCACTTCCATGTTTAGGAAGAGGAACGTGAACAAAGTATGGGGCAAACAATTCACGGATAATACAACGTATGTCCGTGGTCCAGGCAGGTAAGACGAGATCAGAAAGAGAGTCCTCAATGGACTTCCACTGGTCGAGCGTCTCATCCGCAAGTATGCTGGGGTCGTCGGGCTGAGCTCTCTTCCCAAAGGAAAGGAAAGAAAGCACATATTGAGCGACCTCAGGACGGGGTTGATTGATATAGCTGATGATCTCCCGGGCGATCGGAGTGCCTTTGACAGCACTATAATCGCACTCGGGGATACACTCGCTATAGGAATCGTCCCACTTCCAGACGCGCCGAAGAATATCGGCGAGTCCCGCATACTTCTTGGAGACACCTATGAAATCAGCGTCCAATTCGGCCGCGAATTTCGTAACGACCCTAAGGGGTTTAAGTCCTAAGGGGGAGTCTCCAAGCAGAGACAACCACGCGTCTCTATATAGTGTTACACTGGGATTACTCCCATGTAACCTGTCGGAGAAGAAGTGGTAGTTTCGACACGGGACATTCAGGAAGCTCATGGCGGATGGTTATCCTATAGTAGGAATACCGTTACCAAGAGCTTGAATGACCGTAGAGTTGATTGCACCTGAAGCTACGTCGGTAAAGAGTAGCCCCCAGGAATTCTGCAAAAACACGAGGAGGTCGGCTGAATCAAAAGATCCAGACAGACCGGGTAGGTCAACGGTCTGAGTGACGGAGATAGGTACGTCCGATAGGACGACATCATCCGCATCAGTCGTGACAGCACGTGTCGTGAACTTGAGGCTCCAGACATGCCGATCCTTTTTGGGGTTCGGGATGACCTTGACGCTCAGGTTCAGAGGATACTTGTTGTCAGCAACGTTGAAAACATAATCACGTTGAAGACCATACCCACCCTCCGGGACAACGATCAGCGTTTCGTAGTAGATACCACGATTGGGCATCTGCAACGTCACGGCCTTGGTCGTTCCGGTGTTAATGTTTTTGATCTCGGTAGCCATAATCCATCCTTTCGATGGTCTAAAGTGACGACGAAATTGTCTGCCACGCTAAGGCTAGTCCAATCTTGATGTCTCCACCAGCTGGTGGGGTAACATCAAAGATGGAAGGAGTGATTGGAGGAACCGATGGTTCGACCGCTCTGGAGAACCGTGTTAAACACGGCTCGACTCTAGGAAGGCACCCATTGGCGCCGAGTATGGATGGTGGTATAGGGACTATGACCTTGATGGTCGAAGTCGAACCAGAAATCTGGAACCAGAGTGACATGATATGATTATCAAGCACTTTAGCCTTACCGCCAATGTTGGTGAACCAGTCCACGACGAAAGACCACGGGAGTAAATCCCATAGGTTTGAAATCGTCGGCAGGATGCCAATGGCATACGCCGGGACTAGTACGCTGAGTATCGAAGAAGCCGTTAGTTGAAACCGGATCTTCGTATAGGCGATAACCCGCATATTGGAGTAGCCTTGGTAGGGAGGCACATTAAATGTGTGCTTTCCTTGACCGGTAACAGGCCTGAAATAATCACCAGACCTGATGGCTTCAATAGTGGGTTTTGCATGCTTGACGAATTCTTCGGCGTCTCGCAGAGTGGTACAGATCCCGTATTTATACAGGAGATGAACACTGCTGAGGAGGTCGAGGAGCTCCTTGATTGCAAGTGCCCAGTTGCCCGTTTTGAGGTCAACTAGGAGCTTGGCAAGGATGCCTATGGGGCTGATAAATTCCCGTAGACTCGCCAACTGCGTGAGATTTTCCAAGTTGTTAGATTTGATAGTGGTAAACCCGTGCTCCAATGCGTTAGCACCAGACACGGCATTCATCACACGGAGCTGAGGAAACAAATCAGCTGTATCGTGCTCGAAGTACCACACCGCAGCTTCGGGGACATAAGAAACAGTCCCATCGGAGAGGCGGGTAGATCTAACACCGTGGAAACCTGAAGATGTATTACTGGGCGCAGGTCCATAGTGTATGAAAGGCCTAAAGGTCTTTCGAACACCGGAGTAGTGGCCATGAGGCACACCGTCCGGGACAGGCAACCAGGGTCCGCGATCTTCAGCGCGTATCTCCCGGTACTTTG